GATTTCTCTACTTCAATAATACATGGGACTTCTACCACAACTTGGCCTATGTCGAGCCTATCTATTTTTCGGGAACCAATGCAGCAGCCAATGCGGCATTATCTGTCACCAATCTTTTCACTCCGAATACTCCGCTTGCATATAACACCAACCGACAAGTATTAACGCCTACCAACGGAATTATTTTTACAAATCGAGTAGCTGGTGATGAATTTACTGGATTATTCACAACTGATTCAAGGGGTATTGAGTTTGAAGACGGGGGCAATGGAATCACTCGCACCAACCTCGGCCTTCCACTCCCAGCCCTCACCAATACCAATAATGCCAACTTCCAAGCAGCAGTGTTTAATACAAACTCCGCACCCACGAATTCCGCAAACGTAAATACAGTAAACTTCAACACGGCGGTGGCTTGGATGGAAGTTCATGTCTTTACAAACGGCAGTAATGCTTCCTTCAGAATCCCGCTATTTAAATGACCAACTACTGGAGACTTGAGCGTGATATTGAGATTGTCCAAGGAAAGACTTGGACGGCGAAGTTTCGTTATCTAACCAAGTCCTGCAAGGGCAAGTCAAACGTCCCAGTCAATCTTTCGGGCTACGGGGCCAACATGGTGATTCGGGAGTGCGCCAAGGATAGTGCTACTTTGCTTACACTGACCTCTGGAAGTGGGATTACGCTCGGCGGGAGTGCTGGCACCATCGAAATCGAAATTACCGCCACACAGGCCGCAAACTTGACGGCAGGCGACAACGTCTACGAAATCGAACTCTACCAAGGCTATACCTACATCGCGTTTGCCACTGGGAAAGCCAAGGTTTATCAGGAGATCGCCCGATGAGCCAAGAGGTCATTGAGATCACAGAGAGGGAGATTGAAGTAATTGAGGTGGTGGAGCGCGGCCCTGCTGGGCCTAGTGGCCCGCAAGCCAATATCAACTATACAGTAGTCTCTAGTCCGCAAACTCTATCCAATTCTCAGAATATTGCCGCAGACACTTCGGGTGGGGCTTTCACGCTTACATTGCCCGCAAGCCCGAATGCTGGCGACTCCATCGACATCTTCGACTATTCGGAGACTTTTGACACCAATCCTCTGACCATCGCCCGAAACGGGGAAAGAATCGAAAGTCTTGAAGAAAACCTCATCTGTAACGTAGAGGGTGCATATTTCACGATGATCTATACGGGATCGACCCGTGGATGGCAGATCCTTCCTCGCTATGGCACCTCTGGAGGCGGCGGGGAAACCGTTCTAACAACACAGGGCGATACTCTGTATCGGGGTGTCGGGGTCAACGCCCGCCTGCCAATCGGGACGGCTGGACAGGTTCTTAAAGTAAACAGCGGAGCCACGGCCCCCGAATGGGGAACCATCTCTACCGCGCCAAGCGGCCCCGCAGGAGGAGACTTGACGGGAACCTATCCCAATCCCACACTAACCACTTCTGGGGTCAGCGCGGGAACCTATACCAAAGTTACTGTTGATACCAAAGGACGGGTCACAACTGGAGCTACGGCCACTCCAGCAGATATCGGGGCAGCGGCAGCAACCCATGCATCAACCCACCACACAGGCGGCACGGATGCCATCGCGCCCAGCGATATTGGAGCGGGCTTTGCATTGACGATTGCGAGCAATCTCACCATTACAGCAGACACTACGCTCACGGGCGGAAGATATGTGCAGCAGCAGGTTAGTTCCTACGAGTCCTCAGTCTTGAATCTGACGCTGCCTACGGGCGTTCAAGCGGCTGATACATTTGTTCTGATTGCCCGCGCTTACGTGGCAAACATCGTCGTCCGCAGACGCAACCACGATGGGTCGGGCTTTGGCCCAGAGTTTACGACAGTCGCCACCGTCAGCGGCACAAATGATCGTTTTACTTTTCGAGCAACCACTTCGGGCTTCGGCGCATGGCAACTGATCCTCGTCGATACCCACACCCACACAGGCTCGCAAGTAAATGTCGGCACCACCGCCAACCTCCCCCTAAAAACAGGCACCAACGGCGTCATCGAGGCGGGGGCATTCGGCACGGCGGCAGGGAGCTTTTGCGCTGGCGACGATGCGCGGTTGAGCGATGCGAGGACACCTTCGGCCCATGCAGCAAGTCACACAGCCAACAAAGCCGAATATGTCGGAACGCCAGATGGAACTACATCAAAACTGGTCATCCGCGCCGACAATGTTGGCACGGCGGGCAATAGCATTACCTTAACCTTTAACGGATCTCAAAACGTAGACAATCGACTAGCAGCATGGAACTCGGCCAATCCGACCAACACAGCAACAATTATTTATGGCAATGGAAGTAGCAATCCGAATAACGGCGAAACCATTACGCTGTCTGGCGGGGTTGCTGGCGGCACAGATATTTTGTTTAACCAAAACGTTAACACGACAAACAATCCCGTTTTCGATCGTATTTTTGCTCAAACAGAAATTGTTTCACAGAGCATTGCTGGAGGCGGCGGCCAAATTGATTTGGCCAACGGCGAGATTTACAACGAGCAAGGAGATTTTGCATTTAGCTTTAATGGAATTTGGGGAGCGCCGTTTTCTTTTGTTGGCGACAACGCCGCCACCAACGCCGCCACTACCTTAGACAATCTCGGAGGCGCATCCTCTGGCTCCATCACCACCAGCGGCCTCACCCAAGCCACGGCCCGCATCCTCGGAAGGACGACCGCCAGCACAGGCTCCATCGAGGAGATCACAGTCGGATCGGGATTGAGTCTGTCGGCGGGGGAGCTTTCTTCCACAGTCAGCGCCATCGCTCCAAGCATCGTAGACGCCAAAGGCGACCTCATCGTGGCCTCGGCAGCAGACACCGTGGCGCGGCTTCCTGTGGGCGGCACGAACGGCCATGTTCTTACAGTTGATTCGGCTGAGACTTTGGGAGTGAAGTGGGCGGCGGCGGCAGGCGGCGGATCTGGCGGCACCAAGACCTACGCCGTCTTCACCGCAACCGACAACCAGCCCACGGCCACCGCCTTCGCCACCCTCGACACCCGCAACAGCATCGCCGTCTTGGACTTCGATGCCGCCACGGACGAAAGCGCAGTCTTTGTCGGCGTCATCCCCGAAGGTGCATCGCTTGGCAGCGGCCTCAAAGTTTTCCTTCACTGGATGGCAAGCACCGCAACAAGCGGCAACTGCCGCTGGGGCGTCCAGTTTGAGAAGTCTGGCACAGACCTTGATTCGGACTCATTCGACACGGCCACCGAAGCGCACAGCGCAGCCAACGGCACAAGTGGCATTGAGACAGTGACCGAGATTACCGCCACCGCCATCGACTCGCTGGCAGCAGGCAACAGATTCCGCCTCAAAGTCTTTCGCAATGCCGACGATGCGACCAACGACACCATGACAGGCGATGCGGAGTTGGTCGCTGTCGAAATAAGGAGCGCGGCGTAGTATGGCTTACGAGTTCAACGGTTCAAATCAGTATCTAAACACGGCTACAGCCCCCGTCAGCGCCGAGCCTATTACTATGGCGTGTTGGTTTTACTTAAACAACACAACCGCCGACCACACGCTTGTCAGCATTAACGGAAGCTCTACTTTATCGTATTTTCAAATGCAAGCGGCGGGCAGCTTGGCTGGAGACCCAGTCAGAGCGGTTACTTTTGCTGGAGGCGGAGGCGCAAATGTCGCTGCTAGTAACACTGGATTTTCAGCGTCAACATGGACACACGCAGCCGCCGTGTTCACATCTACATCGTCACGGACAGTTTATTTGAATGGATCGCAAGGCGCTATTAACACAAACAATGTTTTAATACCGTCCATTGTTAGAATGTCGATTGGAGTTATTAGCTGGAATACGCCAGTCAATTACGCCAATGGCCGTATAGCCGATGTCGGCGTTTGGTCAGCCGCTCTCAATGCCGACGAGATTCTTTCGCTTTCTAAGGGCGTCACCTGCGACAAAGTGCGCCCACAAAGTCTCGTCTTCTACGCGCCGCTCGTCCGCGAACTGCAAGACGTTAAGGGCGGCTTGACCATCACGAACAACAACACGGCGACAGTCGCCAACCATCCGCGAGTTTATGCCTAATTTATACTACCGCACTGAAGATCCTAGCGACCTCCGCGACTTGAGCGAAGCCATGCCCGCGTGGATCGCAGCGGGCAATCCAAAGGCAAGCGCATGGATGCCCGCGCCGCCGAAGCCGAGTGTGGATGCCGTGTGGACTGAGGGCGCGTGGATCGTCCCGCCGTTGCCGACGATGACCGCCGAAGAGGCCGTCAGCCAATACTTCTCGCCCTACCAAACCCTCGCCTTACAGCGTTTTGAGATGGCCCTCCTGCAAGCAGGCAAGCCCCTTGGCCCGAAGATGTCGGCCTGCAAGACATGGCTGGAAGGCGTGATGCTTGGGTGGGCGATGAATCCAACGCCCGCGCCTGCTTCTGCTTATGGACAGCCAGCGGCATCGTTTGAAGAGGCGAGTGCGGAGGCTGTTGCCGACCTCTCCAGCCCGAACCCCGAAACATAATAATCGCCTAGAAACCCGAATCCAGATATACTAAATAGAAATGGCTTCCCTCTCTGCATATTACCCATTACCAGTAGTCAAGGGCACTACCGCTGGCACTTATGCCGAAGGTAATGATCCGCGCTTTGGGGATGGCCTTGCCGAAGCTCCCGAAGACGGAATTATCTACGGAAGGAAAGATGCGGACTGGGTAGATATTACGGAACCCGCCAACCTTCAGATTCGGCGTGGCACAGCAGCGGAAGTGGCAGCTATTACTCCATTAGAGGGTGAGCCTGTTTGGGAAACAGATGCAAAGAAACTTGTAATTGGAGATGGGGTCACGCTTGGAGGGGTTCTCGCAAGTAAGTTTCCATTGGATGGAACCCCAATGAATCCAACAGGAACAAGCTCAAGCACCCCATCCCAAGGGTCGGTATTTCTTTCAAGTGAAGTAGAGGCAATTGGCGGAACATTTTTGGGTGGCCCATTTGTAGTTGGAAACGCACGGGGAAATGGGGCTGTTGATTTTCAGGGCGAAAGAACAGTGGGAACCGCAGTTGCTTCTGGTGCCTATTCATTCATTGCTGGATCAACAAGATCCACGGCCAGTGGAACGAGATCTGCCGTTATTGCGTCATCAAGTTCAACAGCCAGTGGTTCGCAAAGCCTTGTTTTGTGTGGTGGGTCTGGAAGTTCTTCAACTGGAATTGCTTCTCTTTCGGTAAATGGAAATGCTGCTGCTGATAATGCATCAGCCTTTCATGGTATTGCTGATAGATTTGGAATGTTTTCCCATGGTTCGCGTGGAGGCGTTACTAATTTTGGATCAACAGAAAGAGCGCAAGCTGTTCAATTTCTTTTAAAGGGAAGAACAACTAATTCAACGCCAACAGAGTTGATTGTTAACTCCGCTACATATCTTACAATCCCAACCAATGTTGCATTATTCGGACAGATCGAGATTTGCGCCATTGAAGAAACAAATGCTACGGAAGCCGCGCATTTCATTAGGAAGTTCGCAATTCAAAACCTTGGTGACTCTACAAGCCTGATCGGAAGCGTTACCACCATTGGAACAGACTATGAATCAGACTCTGGATATGATGTTTTGATTGCAGCAGATGACATTACGAATTATTTAAAGATTGAGGTTACTGGAGACGCTTCAAAAACACTTCGGTGGATGGCCGTTGTTCGGGGAGTCGAGATGGATATTTCCTGATTATGGCCATAGAGCCCTCAGTCAACCATCCTGTTAATTGCGGACTGGCCACAACCCCTTCTTTCGCGAGGCAGTTTGCAAAACAAACCGTAGCAGATCGATCTATTGATGTGTTTGCTTCCGCCTCAATGAGGGGGATTAGCTCTCCCGTGGGAACTACCACAGAAATAATAGGTGATATCAATTGGTTAAAAGAAACATTTTCAAATTCCGTTTCTGATTGTGACGTTTCGATTGTTGGTCGCGCACCCAATTGGAAAATTAAATCTGTAAAAAGTTCAAACACTTCAATCTTGTCGAATCCAGATCCAATTAATCCGCTTAAATTGTTTTATCAATCAAATGGAACTGTTAGTGTTGAGGTTGAGTTAACAAGTGGCGAAAAATGTGCTGATAGCTTTACAACATATACTGAATCTTCATCCCCAACAGTATATACATTTAACAATTATCTTAGCGGATCTCTTGCGTCACACATATACTCTCAAATTTCATCAATTGCCAATGGCTCAACATCTTCTCCAAGCCACTACCAACTATATTCAACCTTTAATCAATCAAGTAATACATTCGTAAAAAATTCTGGTTTCTGGGCTTCGTCTTTAGATTTTTCAGGGGTTTCTGTAAATAAAGTTGGAAGTGGCGGAGTCACGGGTGTAGTCATGGTCACTCCTCGCCATGCAATTGGCGCGGCTCACTATGCTCCACCATATGATCCAAATGGTGGCCCGATTGTTGGAGACAAAATATATTTTTGTGATCCCTTAAATAACACAATAGAAAGAACTGTTGTTAGTGTTGTTAATTCCGCTACAAGTGATTCACGAATAATTAAGTTTGATTCTGACGTTCCTCAGTCTATAAAAAAATACAAATTACTTCCGTCTAATTGGAAAAACTATTTTCCAGTTGACGCCGTTGTCAGCATTAATCCAAGATATAATCTATACACATACAGGGCAGCACAGTTTGTTCCAATTATCGCAATGAGCCACTATAGATGGGATAATGATTGGACATTACAAAGATCTAATAGATATGCATATATCTATCAATCAGGTATTCAATGGACTGTTATGCCTCCTAATCCAGAGACAAGGGCACTTGGTGGTGGTGGTTATGTAGGTAGTTCTTATTTTGGAGGTCAGTTCAATGACTATAGCGGAAGTCCTTCTGGCATTCGTGGTGGAGACAGTGGTCTTCCGTGTTTTTATACAATTAACGGAGAGTTAATATTTGCATATAAGCATTTAAATGGAGACCCGTCTACAGGATCGATAATTAATTCGTGGCTTCTTTCGGAAGATCTTACCAATATTCAAAATGCTATAAATTCTCTTGGATCAGAAGGGCACAGTTTACAAACGGTGAATCTTTCTGGATTTACGGATTTTTCTTCCTAGTTGACTTAACCAACTCTTAACCTTACACTTCTCTACTTTCTAATGGCTACATCATCAAGCGGTAATGCTGAACTGGAAAATCTGAACGAGGCGGGATCTCCACCCCCAAAGCGGATCAAGTCCTCCGATAATCTTATCTCCATTGCGGATAAGTATATCGAACAGGACGAGGATGCAGCGTATCTTCGGGCGCGGGCGCAAGCCTTGGTCAATGGCGAAGCGCCATACGATGCAGAAGAGCTTAAATCCAAAGGACTTACGCATGTAGTTAATGCCAACTTTGGGGAGGCTAATGCCATCATGGAAGCCGCGCTGGCCCCGTATATCGAACTACAGAACGGAGTGCCCCGCATTGCCAACGTCATTATGAATTCCTATGATGGGGATTCTAACGAGGATTCTGAGATCATCTCTGAAGAGTTCGACTGGATGCTTAAAGAGTGGAGCGACCATGCCTACAACATGCAGCTTCTTTCCCGCGAGTTTGTCGGAGATGGAGTAGGTGTTGCTATGTGGCCCGACGAACGATCCATCTTCTGGGAGCCATGTGGTCTCAAAGACTTCAAGGTTGCCCGTGACACCAAGGTATCTGATGAGTCTATCGAAGTAGCTATCGTCCAACGCTCCATGAGTGTGAGTGAACTTTACCGCTATATCCGCAATCCCAAAGCTGCTAAAGAACTAGGCTGGAATCTCAATGCGGTCAAACAGGCTATCTGGAAAGCCTCGACTAAACGGGATCAGTGGAAGAACTACACCGCCCACTGGGAAGACTTTGAGCGCGAAATCAAGGAGAATGATCTCTATGCTGGCGAGTCAGCTTACCACCGCGCCCAACTAATCTACGGCTACAACCGAGAATTCGACGGCAAGTTTACCCAGTTGATCGGAAGTCGGGATTCTTCGGACTTTCTCTACGAGCGCTACAGCCGCTATGGTAACGTCAATCAGTGTTTCGTAATCTTCACCTACGGCGTAGGACAGGGCACATTCCACACCATTCGTGGACTCAAACAAAAGATCTACAACCAGATCCAGATTTCCAATCGCGTTCTTTGCCAGTCAGCCCAAGCTGCAATCACCTCTGGCTTGATTCAGTTGCAGGGTGACGCCGAAGCCATCCAAGACTTTCAATATATTGAGGTCGGGCCTTATACGTTCATCCCTAGCGGGCTGACCCCGATCCAACTTCAACCGCCGTCGATTGCCACTCAGGGTCTTCCTGTTTACAATTTGATGAGCCAAGTATTGCAGAACAACACGGGCAGCTATCGCTCGCGTCAGGCCACTCCAGACGGCCAAGCCCGCTCTGCCACGGAAGTTGTCCAGCAAGCCCGCCAAGAATCTACACTCAACGCCGCAGCACTGGAACTCTTTTACACCCCTTACAACAAGCTTCTGACCGAACAATACCGCAGAGCCGTTAATCCTCTACTTACCGCCAACGATAAGGGTGGACAACTCGCTCTTGAATTCCGCCGCCGTTGTGCGCGTCGAGGAGTTTCTATTGAGCGTATGCGCCAATTCCTTAAGGTCACGGCATTCCGCGCCATGGGTGACGGAAGTCCCGTAATGACCGAAATGGCGAGCAAGCAACTCATGGAGCTTTATTCTTTAATGGATGAGAAGGGTAAGGAAAACACCTTGCGTTCTGTTATTGCTGGCATCTCTGGTGTTGGCTGGCAGAAGGTTAATCTCTTTGTTTCTGACAAAGGCCCGCGCCGTGTGGTGGACTTTGATATTGCCAACCTTGAAAACGGTAACCTGCGTCAAGGTATTCCGCAGATGGTTCACGATAGCCAGAATCATGCGGTGCATATCGAAGCCCACATCCCGATGATTGCCGAGATTATTGAAGCCCATCGTCAGCAGCAGATGGCCGATGAGCAGGCAATGCAGATCCTTCGTCCTGCCGCAGACCATGTGACCGAGCATCTTGTCTTCTTCTCCAATAATAGCTATCGGGCACAGGAGGTGCGCGAACTCAAACGCCAACTCCAGAACCTCACAGCTTACATTGATGAGCTTGAGCAACAGGTGATCAACCGTATGATGGCCCAGCAGAGCCAAGCCCAAGAACAGGCCGCACAGGCTCCGCAAGGACAGATTGATCCACGCTCCGAAATGGAACTCCAGAAGGCCCAATTGAAACTGGCCGAGATGCAGGAGAAGCGGATGATGAACCAAGAGACCCACCAACAGAAGATGGAAACCATCCGTCAACAAATGGCTCTTAATGATCTCAAGACGCGCAGTTCTATTCTTGAGAAAACCGCAAGACCCGCAGGCCGACCCCCGATGGCTGCACAAACAGCGTAGAAATTATTATCATATTAGGCTATTTGTGCATGGAATGTATTAAAATTTAAGCTATTTGTGCTAGACAAAGTTATAATCTGCGTATAGTTAGGACTTATTAATGGATTGGACAGATCAAGATGCCCGCGAATGGGCTAAGACATGGGCGCTGCCCAATATGCAGAAGGGGCTTAAATTTATCTCCAAGCGGGTTCGCCCGAAACGGAGCAGTAGCCCTGTCGCTCAAGGTTTCGATCTGTCGCCAGTGTTTATTAAGAGCGCGGGTTTTTATGAGGGCAGTCAAGAGGTTATGGATCTCATTGATACCTTGGGTCAGGGACAGGTAAATAAACCCAAATTTGACTTGCCAGAACCATTCTCCCATATAACTTCAGAAGAAACCAACTAACATAACTAATATACTATTATGGCCGATATCCTTAATTCCGCCCTCACGGGTGAAGCAGACTTTGCTGGCACAATCTTTGGCGGCAAAAACCAAGAACCCGCAGTAGAGCCTACGCCGAGTGAATCTCCCGCGCCTGAAACCCAGCAAGAAGATCCAAGGCCCGCAGCCGAAGCGGAAGCTCCCAAAGAGGAGAAAAAAACTCCCGTCAAAGCGGAACCCAAGGCCGAAAAGAAGCCCAAGGCCACCAAGGAGGAGACTGCCAAGGCGGTAGAAACGCTTACCAAAGAAGTTGTTTCTGAGAAGATTGAAGAGAAATCAAATGAGAATACTTCGGAAGACGATCTCCCGCTTAACCCCCACTTTGCCGATAAGCCCATCTCGGACAAACCAGAGGGCGACGATTCTGAGAAAGGTGTCTCAAGCTGGAAAGAGATCAAAAGCGAAATGAAAAAGGCCCGCGAGGAACGGGATCGCCTAAAGGCCGAATTGGATGCCACCAAAGAGAAGGTGGGTAAATACGAAGGGGAGACGGTCAAGTCCCTCCAAGAAGAGATTGAAGGCTATAAGACCCGCCTTGCCGAGCTAGGACGCGAGCTAAAGACCGCCAACTTTGAGCGAAGCCCCGAATACGTCGAGACCATCAAAAAGCCCCTGAGTGGCCTTCAGGGCGATTTGCGAGCCATTGCAGAAGCCAATGACGCCGACTTCTCCAAACTTTGGCAGGCATTGACCGAGCCAGACGCCCGCAAGCGTATCGACTCACTGGAGGATCTTACCACCGACTTCAAGCGCATGGAGCAATTGTCCATCGTCAAGATGGCCGATAAATACCATGAGTTGGCCCAATACCATGAAAGGTTCCAAAAGGAGGCCGAATCTCTTGCAGAGGCCGAATCCGCTCGTAAGGCTCAATCTGAGCAGGAATTTATTGAGAATGACCTCCGCCTCCAGAAAGCCTTTACGGCCAAAACTTGGACAAATCTTGAAGACCGCTATAACTTTCTCCAAGAAATCGACGGTCAGGATGAGTGGAATAGCCATATCCGCAATGCCAAGAAAAACGCCGCAGAAACAAATCTGGATCGTTTGAGCGTCGAAGACCGAAGCGCCATCCTTGCAAGGGCAGCAGTAGTTCCCTTCCTAGAATCGGCCATCAACCACTACACCTCCCAAATGGAGCGGGTTAGCGCCGAAAAAGATAGCAAAATCAAAGAACTTCAAACACAGCTAGAAGGTCTGGTCGGAGCTACCCCAAGCTTGGGTAAGGCCACTGAGACGGATTCCAGCGAAGAGGACGAAGATGTGGATAGTTTGATGAATTTCGGAAAATCTATATTCCGCTGATAGCGGGATGAATCCCGAAAACAAAACTTACTATTATATCTACGAGATAATCAATCTCGTAAACGGCAAGACCTATATCGGCCAGCACATCACCCAAGATCTGGAAGATGGGTATATTGGGAGCGGAAAGGCTTTGAAATCCGCAATTAAAAAATACGGCAGATCCAGCTTTAAGAAGGAAATTCTAGCGTTTGCCAACGGCCCTGTCTCCTTAAACTTCATGGAGAGATGCTTGGTTCCTCTGTGGTGGGCGGAATTGCCCACTAACTACAATATGATGGAGGGTGGTCACAATGGGGCAAGGATGAGCGCCGAAGCCCGAAAAAAGATCTCCTTGGGCAGAAAAGGAAAGAAGTTCGGCCCCATGCCCGAAGCCCAAAGATTGGCCATGTCTCAAAGACTAAAGGGTAAACAGCCAGAACATCTTGCCAAACTGATAAAAGAAAACCATCCAAGGCTGGGCAAAAAGCATACACCAGAAGCCAGAGCTAAAATGGCGGCATCTCAAACTGGGTTAAAGCGTCCAAAATCTAAAGAGCATCGCCGTAAAATATCAGAATTTTTGAAAGGACGGGTTATTTCTGAGGAAACAAGAAAGAAAATTGGCGAGGCAAACAAGGGAAAAGGGTTAACTCAGGAACAAGTATCAAAATTGTCCAAGGCGCTTCGTGGTAGGGGTATTAACGAAAACCAACGGGCCGCTTTGCGAAGGGCAAATCTTGGCAAAAAGAAAAATCCCGAATCTGTAGAGAAAATGAGGTTGGCCAAAATGACACCAGCCCCCGATATTATTAACAGCCTAACAGGAGAGGTTGTTCGCGGTGTTAAAAGCAGGTTTGCATTTGCCAAGGAGCGCGGATTGTCTGCTTGTACATTTTACAGAATGCTTCGCGGAGAAATACAAGAATGCGATGGTTGGAAGATTCTAAAAAATCAGATGTTGACAAATTCTTAAGGTTATAGTATTTGTAGCCCAAGACTATAAGTTCGGGTTGGTCGCGAACGCCGTGTTAGCTGGCTAAATGCTTTCTCAATTAATTTCCGCTAACTCTCTGCCTGCGGAGCAGAATTCAACCGATGACGCATTCGTGCGCCGTCAAAACTTAAACTTAATTAGAAAGATATAAAATTATGTCAGCACAAATTGCTACAAGTTGCGAATCAATTTCTGACCAATTTCAACGTGAAACGGGCAGGATCGCTCTTGGTACACATCGCTTGGGTCTTTATAAAGATCCCTATATGCGTTTCGTAACGCAATCCGCTTTCCCCGACAACATGGGCGCGGTTATCACCAACACCATCGCCCAGCGCACTGTTGCTGTTGGTAGCGGATGGGAAGATGTCGGCGTCACTGGCGTTGATGGCGAGGCCAACTCCTGCTTGGCCCCCGTCAAAACCGTTGGCTATGCCTTCGATCAGAAAACCTTCAAGCTCCGCCATCAGGCGATTGAGTCGAACTGGATCTGCTTGGAAGACGTTCGTACTTCGGCGTTCCCGATTGACGATGTCAACAACTACATCAAGATCCTTGCCGACAACGTCAACAAAGAGTGGGTCGAGCGTTATGACAACGACTACTACGCAGCCGTGACGAAAGTCTCTGTGGAACCTGGCCTTGCCGAGTCCACGGGATCGACTTTTGGTTCGCTGCCGAACCCGACCTCCGTCTTGACGGTTGGTGTCCTTCGCGAACTTTATGATCGTCTCTACCAGAACAACGCTGGTGATGATGGTGATGCGGTGACCGATGACGGATCGCCTGTTTTCAACGTGTTCGCTGAACGCGCCACGATTGAGAACCTGATCAAGCTCAACGAAGATGTCCGTCAGGACATCCGCTGGAGTGATCGCGTTAATGATCTGCTTGGTGCCAACGGCTCCTCGCTCCTGCCCCGTAAGGCTTACGGTGGATTTGTGTTCCATAGCCGCCCGTTCCCGAAGCGTTTCAACGACAACGGATCTGGTGGTTATACCGAAGTTGCTCCTTACGTCTCCACGACTGGCGCGACCAAGGGCACGAAGTTCATCATCAACCCCGCCTACAAGGCTGCGAAATACACCTCCACGGTTGTTTTCCATCCGAAGGCCGTTGAGTGGCTGGTTCCGAATCCTAACCTGAAAGTTGGAAAACTCGTTTACGATGCCCAAAACTATCGTGGAGATTTCCGCTGGATCAACGAGTTCGACCGCAATTGTAACCCTGACAAAAACAGCGGTTACTGGCGGGCGAAGATGGCGTGTGCCGCGAAACAGGTGTTCCCTGAATTCGGCTATTACATCCTCCACTTGCGCTGCAACCTTGCGGCTGACTTGGTGGCATGTCCTAGTTCGTCGGGCTACGGCTATCTTAGTTAAGAAATAACTTAGAAATACAACCGAAAACGGTTTGACAAGTTGGGGCTGGTAGGTTATCCTGCCAGCCCTAACTATTTATGAATAAATACATCCAACTCAAACACGGCACGGCAATCATAGACGAACAAGACTTCGACAGAATCAGCCAGTTCATATGGCATTCTGTGGATAACGATGGGACTGGCTCTAGATATTATGCAACTTGTTCTATTAAAGGGAAAACTACCTACATGCACCGAATGGTTATGGGGGCACAAGCTGGCGAGTCAGTAGATCACATTGACGGAAATGGTCTTAATAATAGCAGATCAAATTTACGATTCGCCACACAATCGGAAAACAACTTAAATCAAAAGATCCGTTCAGACAACACAAGCGGCCATAAGGGTATTAGCTGGTGTCCAGATAGAGAGAAGTATCAGGTATACGTCAATATTGACAGGAAGCGCAAATCGCTTGGTCGGTATCGGACGCTTGAGGAAGCCATCTATGTGCGGGATCAGGCCGTAAAAGAGCATTATGGCGAGTTTGCCCGTGAGAACACCTCCTTGCCAGAAGAGGAACAAATAAAGCCCTACAGAAGCGTTCCAAGGACATTGAGAAGGACTGGCGGGAACAACTCGTCTGGCAAAACGGGGGTTACAAAATTAAAAGACCAATGGCGAGCGACCATCACAATTGATGGAAAAGTAAAATATATTGGAACATTTTCAGATCTTGAATCCGCTATAATTGCCCGCGAGAAAGCGGAGCGCGAATATTTTCCAGAATACTTCAAGGATGCTGCTTGACTATTAGTTTAATCTAAACTAGTCTCAAATAACTAACTATATTAACTTTATGAAAATTCCCATCCCAACCGATTTTAGTCTCCCTGAAGATATCTCTGAGGGCGATTCCTTTGAAGAACTTTTTACCGTTCGCCTTGAGGGGGATTCCCTCGTTCCCGTTATGATTGCTGGCGTTGAGATCGCCGCTGACGAGGAAGAGGACATGGAGATGGAGGACGAGGCCGCTGACGAAATGGAAGCGGGCGTGTCCCCGATGGCTGGCATGGGTGAGCGTATCATGGGCATGGCTTAAAGGACGGAGACCATAGGCTATGGCTCTCCCTACTTTAGATGCGGTGTTTGCTTCGGCGGCGGATCAGCCCCGAAGGTATATGCTTGCCCAATGGTTGGTAGGGGAGTTGGGGTCTGGGGCTATCGCAGATTACGTCACTCTTCCAGAACGCTATCTCTGGGCCAAGATTGCCGTAGCCGCTGGAGGCCCGAAGACCGAAGCAGACTACATCTCTCTTCCTAAAAACTATGCATGGAGTGATATATACAATGCTGTTGCGGGGTTGATCCCCCCATCTAATGTTTTGGTTTCGGGTGCGGGGACGGAGGCATTAAACGGGGTTTATACAGAGCGGGGCGCACTCAATGGTAAGCCGTATTATAATAAAATTGGAAGCCCGAACAATGATAATGAACTTTCTATTATTTGGACTGGAGGAAGGTGGACAATTAAAGAACTTGATGATGCAGCATATTATGATACCACGGATGCGGATGTGCCACATCCTTGGCTTACCACATATGAAGTGTCTAATGCCGATACGCCCGCGCCCACCGTTGCAGAAGTCCCGCAACCAAGCCCGAATCATACCGACTGGAGCGAGAAGCAGGCTCTAGGTCATATTGCCGCCGCTTATCGCGGAGACACGGCCAACCCCGCAAACCTAGCCACATATATTGACTGGCCTTGGCGCTATCAAGTGGCTTCAATTATTACAGCACTATGAGCCTAGAAGAAATACCAAGACGCAGAGGAATGGAGCGGGGAGTGAAGCTTACGATGAGTGAGTTGATTGCGGGGATTGCCCTGATGGTCACTTTGTTTTCGGCGCTTAATGGCTGGGTTGTCTTGCCCGAACAAATGCGCTCTATCCAAGCCAATGACGCTAAACAGGATGCGCGGATTGAGATGATTAATAAAGAGAACCAAGAGAGATCCGAGACCCTAGCCCGAATTGACGAGCGCACAAAAAGAATCGAAGATTACTTGAAATCCAAGGGATTCTAGTCTAGCTTTAAACCTATGAAATCATTCTTTGCCAAAATCTGGGGTATTACCTCAAACGTCTTTAACTTCTTTCTTCCCGTCCTTCGGGAAATTGCCTCCTCTTCGGTAGCAGTTCTTCTCCCGATTGCCTTGGAGATCGTCCAATCGCTGGCCTCCACCGACAAGACGGGAGCCGAAAAGCGCGAGGCCGCAGTCAAGAAGCTCACCACAGCAGCTAAAAAGCAGGGCGTCAGCGCCTCTGAGTCCCTGATTCGTTTTACTGTTGAATCGGCGGTTCAACGCTACAAGCTGGAGCAATAACCAAATGAAAGATAAAATCCTCGCATTTCTAGTCAGTAAATTGGGTGGAGTCATCACTCCCCTCATTGCCATGGTGGTTGCCGCCATCGTATCCCGTCTCGCCATGGTTGACCCCAAATTGGCAGAGTCCGTCGATCAGGTCAGTCTTACTGGCTTCATTGTGGCCCTCCTTATCTCTATCGTTAACTACGTTACAAACGAAGTAAACGTCAGGGGCGTCAAAAAGATCCAAGCCTTGGTTCATACTGACGAAGATGGCGTGGCTGGGCCGATTACCTATACCGAAGTTCGCAGGGCTATCGCTATCAAGAAGCCCGTTCGCCGCAAGAAGAAATGAGGCTGTCCCATGAAACCCTCAAAGCAATACTCGTCAAACTCCCGCCCGAAGAAGATCGCAGAAATTTCTTTGTCCGTTTACTCAGTTCCATCCGATTCACCTCCAAAGTCAAGTGGCGCAATGATGGAAAAGCTTCCGTCTCCATCGGAGTCCGAGGCGGAACGGATCTATAGGAATTGGGACATCGGCCAGAGGCAGTGCAAATGGTAAAGAAACTTGCAGACATTGCGCTTTCGCAAGTCGGAGTTAAAGAAGTTGGTGGGAACAATCGCGGTAAGAAAATCCGCGAATATCAGGCTGCAACTAACTTAGCGCCAGCAGCTTGGCCATGGTGTGCTGCGTTTGTTGATTGGTGCGTGGCTCAGTGGCTCAATGACAAGGAAGTTGTTTCTTGGCTTGGCCTAAAGACCATGACCCCCAGTAAGTGGCGTCCAAGGACACCCGCCGCTTTCGGGCTAATTGAATGGGCCAAGAAGCGCCCAAACACCACCCAAGTCATTTACAATACCAAGGCTCCCAAGGTTGGGGACATTGCGGTCTTTGACTTCTCTCACACGGGAATTGTAGTGGCTACAAGCAAAACAATGTTTGACTGTGTTGAGGGCAATACAAACCAGCGCGGAACCAGAGACAGCGATTCGGGTGACGGCGTTTGGCTCAAGAGCAGAAACCATTCTTTGGCAAGGTGTTACATCAGAATTAATCAGTCGAAAGTTAAATGAAAGAGCAGTCCAGTCCCCGAAAGAAAAAAACCTACCGCAAGCCTGAATTCAGAGAATGTCCCTATTGCGGCTCAAAAAATATTGAACAAACCGTGATCAAGCATGTCGGAGTAATCAAGACATGCAAGAATTGCCGCGAACAAATCGACTAGACCTATGGCCTCTCACGACGAAAGACTCCAGAAGGTATTGGACAAACTATGTCGCGATTTGGTTGAATACTTTGATTCGGGCTTTGTCGTTGCCACCTTTCAAGACGGCCACGAAACAAAAAACGCTTTCCTCAAGTTCGGCAATGATTACGCCATCGAAGGCATTGTATCCAATATCCATGACATCCTCTACGGGCAAGAAGAGGACGAGGACGGGGATGACGATTTAGATGACGGAGATCTGAAAAAGATTATCAAGGACTCTTAATACAATGGCTAATGGAACCTTATCCTTCACCCTTCCAGAGGAGCGACAAGAGTTTGAGGATGCTTGCAAAGCAAGCGATTTTCGCGCTGTTCTTGATTGTTTTGATAGGGAGCTTCGTTCCCATCTTAAGCACGATACTCATCCTGAGTGGGATGGGTCTACTGTTGAAGAAATTAGGAAGATTCTTTGGGATCTGATTGCCGACTACGGCATCAATCTCTACTAACCACAATACATGACTACAGTATACATCTGTGGCCCAATGAGGTCACATCCCAACCTTAATCATCCTGCATTCTTTGAGGCCGAAGAAACCCTACTGAAAGCAGGGCATAAAGTGATCAACCCCGCAAGGATGGATCAAGAGCTTGGGTTAGACCCCCACAACTCCCAGATGGACAGCAAGTTCATTGAAGACTGTGCCCGAAGGGATATTGATGCAGTCTTTGAATGCGATGAATTGGTTCTCCTTCCAAAATGGGAGAAGTCCAAGGGGGCGAGAGCGGAGGTCGCCGTAGCCCAATGGCTATGGAAACCCTTGCGTCTTTACCCATCTATGGTTAGATTGGACAAAGAAGATGTGTGCGACATTGCCAAACGTCTTACTTCCTATGATCGTCAGACCGACTACGGAAGTCCCATTGAAGACTTTACCAAGCAAGCCAAGATGTGGGGAGCTATCCTTGGAGTCAATGTGACCCCGCAACAAATCGCCATGTGCATGATTGCGGTTAAACTTTCCAGACTTACCAACTCGCCCCGCCATCGTGACTCAGTTGCAGACATCTGTGGCTATGCACGGTGTTTAGATCTTTGCAACCAAGCAACCTCTCTATGAGCAAAAAAATAGCAGTCCTATCGGACTTCCACTGTGGCCATCGTGTCGGGCTTACCCCCACAGGCTGGTTACCTGAAAAAGATGAGAACGGGGAAATCCCGCTTTGGGCACAGATTAATAAAGCCCACTGGACATGGTATGCCCGCGAGATCGCCCGTAATGGCCCCTACGATATTGTTTTTGTCAATGGGGATCTGGTGGACGGCAAAGGCAAGAAAAGTGGATCTACGGAGCTTTTAGCCCCTGATATGGAGGATCAAGCTGATATGGCGACCAAGATCATCCGCATGGTGCCGAAGACCAAAAACTGCAAGATCGTTATCACTAGAGGAACCCCGTATCATGTGTCCTCAAGTGACGGGGAGGACTGGGAGAATATTATCGCAGAACGAGTCGGAGCTACAGTAACCGACCATGCTTGGGTTGAAGTCGAGGGAATCGTCTTCGATCTTAAACACCACCCAGCAGGAAGCTCATCCTTACCCCATGGACGGCATACAGGAGTAGCCAAAGACCGCCTTTGGAACTCCATCTTGGCAGCAGAAGGTGAGCAGACCAAGGCTGACGTTTT